GCACCCTCTGCTGCAGTACCATCATGCTTGTGTCCTGTGCTTGCGTTAAATGCATCTCGTAATGCATTATACTCTACGTTCAGCGGGTTAGCACGAACAACAGCCGTTGCAATAATGTCTGCTGAAGATTGTCTTATATATCCTGCCACTTTTTATCTCCTATCCCCTGCGCCATACAAAATTGAAACAGCCTGTATGGTATGGCTGGGGTTTGTGCCGTTAGTAACGTATGCTATTGATATAGAATCGCCTGACCCACTTATGTTAGTAGTTCTAATTGGTGTAGGGTTTCCGTCATAAACATCTGTTTCATCATAAAGAGTTGAACTTGCGTCAAAGAAAGATGCTGCACCTGCTGTACTTAATTCAAAGTTAGGCGGTGTGGCAATTTCTGAGTCACCAAAGTTATACTCTATGCCTACAGATATTGAAGTAGAACCCTCTGATTTAAGAAATGTTTTAATCCTATAAAATATTTTACGTAACTCTGGATCGCCCATAAAATAATATGGAGTTTGATAAACACTTAGTACGTTAGATCCACCAAAAGAATTACCTTCTTCTTGTTTAAATACTTTACCTGTAGTATCTCCATGTAGTACAAACTCAAACTGCCCTACATATCCACTAGCTACTGCTGTTGCTTCAATACCCACAAGCTGACTATATTCAAATGTAGACTGTGCTGAAGAACTTTTACGAATAGCAGCTAGTAACGACAAAGAAGTATTAGCTTCAAAGAATAATCTAAACTGTGACTTTCTACGGATAACTAGGGCTTTTAGTTTTGTAACATCTTCGTTAGCTGTATAGTTCTCAAAGGTCTTTTGTATTTCACGAGATACTGTTTCAAGCTCAACGTCACCAATGCGAGAAGTTCCAGAAATAGGTCTAACACCATCAGGTCCAAGAAAGATAATGTCACCACCAAATTCTACTACAGTATCAGGAGCAACACAACCTAAGTCATTAGTAACATTTTCTACACTAAAGTTAGAGTAGTTGTCTCCAACAATACGTTTAATCTGGTTTTGACCAAATACATAAAGTTGATTACGAAAGGCTTTTAGCTGAGTTACAGTAAAGCCTATGTTAATAACACCAGCCCCATTTGCTGGATCAAAGTCTGTATCAGCATTGGGAGATGAAAAGTAAATATTAAATGGTTCGTCAGGATCTCCAGCTAACCATAAGTGATTTGCAAAGGCACTAGCAAACTGTGGATTGTTTGGAGCATTAGCATGTGTAATCTGTGTGTATGTAGTACCGTTATATTTGGCAGCGGGATTAATACCGTCTGTTAGTAACAAGACTTCTTCAGTCCAATTATAACGCTCAAACCTTACAACGTCAACCCCTGTCATGGTAGGACTACCTGCAGATGATACTGCTTGCCAACCCTTGACTGTAGGTGTACTTGCTACTGTACCTGTTGCAGTAGATGTACCGCCTGTAATAACATTACCTATAGCAAAAATATTACTAGGCAATTTATCAAAGTCTACTACAAGAGCATCAGAAGTTTTAGATATTACAGTACCTGTTGCTGCTATTACAGTTGCATCCCCTGAACTAACTACACCTGTAAGAGTTTCACCTACAGAAAAACCAGAGCCTTGCCCTGATCCTAAAGCTACATCGTAGTAGTGGTTATACCAATGTAAGTAGTTATTTCCAGAAGACGGTTTTCTACAACCAAGTATTCCTTGATTTACTTCCCCGTTTACATTAAGACCTAAAACTTTACCAGTGCCGGGAAGTGTACCATAAGAGTTTGCATAACCGCTTATACGTCTGTAACCACCTTCTAGTGATGGCTCCATGTTAATTAGACGTACTGCGCTGCCTGACAAAGAGTTACTTTGAGTAAGTGGGTCAACGTTAGTAACAAGACCCCCTGCACAAACAGAGACATATGTTTGTAAAGCGTCAGCCATACTTATACTCTATCAGATATAGTGTTATAGGAAGACCTTTGTATTACAGTAGAAGATACATTTACAGGTTGATCAACAACAAGCCTACGCATCATCTTAATACCGTCTTCAAATTTTTGACTATGTAAGGACGCACTCTGTTCATTAGATCTAAACATCATCATGTACATCATAGCACCGTCAATAATAACGTGCTTAAAACGATCAGGTATTAATGTTGTATCATCATAAGTTACAAGATCTGCAGGGTACTTCCAGTATCTATATTCTACTACATAGGCTGCATTTGGAATAGGCGTAACGCCAAACTTTGTATCTTGTGTCATGTATACATAGCGAGGGCTAGTTCTCCCACCCTCACCACTAGTATCTTCTATAGCTCTGTAATTTGAAAGATATTGATCATACGTAATTAATTCTAGTTTTTGTGGTGTATTGTTTTCTGAAGTAAGTTGTTTAATATAAAATGTATCCCAGTCGGCTTTAGAATAGTCGGCAGGAAAAGAATAAGTATTAGTGCCAGCAGCTAGTGTATGTTCGTATGTTACCAAAGTAAAAGGCCACTCTTGAGCATCCTGAAGCATCTGACGGATAGATGAGTTAATGGAATCCTTAGCCAGTGCCTGAACGTTCTTAACGTTAGGAAAGTCTGCTTGGTCAATTTGAACTTCATTCAATCGACGTAAGAGTTCGTTAGTTAGACTGAGGAAAGTACTCATTGTTATAACCTTTTAGCAGGTGTAAAGTATAGTCTAGCAGAAAGTGTAGCATCAAAATTATGTGAAGAAGTATGTCTAAATAATAAGACCTTATCACCTGCATGTAAAAACAAAGGTCCACCACCAATAAACTGAGTATGGTTATTACCTGCTATAGACTCTTCACCTACTAGCATGTGGTAAGTGTTGTCATCTGCATGGTATACTTGTATTCCGATATTAGATGTTGAACTATCTTCATTAGCTACCATAAGAAAAACTATTTCAGCTTCGTGACTTTCAGGGCAAGTAAACAATACAGTAGCATTATTAGGATTACTAGTGGTACTAGCAGAGTTACCTGTAACCGTAGCAAACTTGCTTGCTGTCCTGAAGTTAATACCTGCCATTATTTAACTCCTAGATAGCCTAAAGGGGCCACTCGAAAGCAGCCCCTAAAGTTAAAGTATTTATGCGAGCAGATCACGATCTACTTCAGCGGCTGCTCCTGTAGCACCCATTGGGGCATATACTACAAAGAACTTATATGAACCTGCTGAAGGGGCGTTAGAACCCGCAAGCAGTGCAGTGATTGTTGTATCTGCAGTGGTAACATTTGTGATGCCATTTACTGTAGTAGTAGTAGCACCCAAAGTCTTTGCACCATTGATGTCTGCAGTTCCTAGCATATCGGTGTCACCACCTGTTACGCCATATGAAACCGCATTAGCACCACCAACAGTAGCTGCTGCAGTACACTCAGAACCAGCAGCAAGAACTACGCAGTTGCGTGGTACTGTGCCAATATCATGAGTTGAGCTAGTGGTCAAGTCACCGTGAGCAATCACGGCTGTCTCGATACGAACTGGAGATTGTAAAGCCATTTTCAGTTCCCCCTTAAGCTGCGTTATATTTGGCAGTTACAAGACCTTCAGGACGAAGAATCTTCCTACCATATAGATGCATACCACGAACAATGTCAGCGAAGCTGTCAGGGTCACGATACGTTTCAGTCTTGTTGATTTGCTCAGCAGTTGCTACAGCAGAATCATGACCAGCAACTAGTACACCATAGTTAGTGTTCTGGTTAGCTGAACCAGTTGTACCCGGTCCTGTACCCACTTTAGGTAGGTTTGAAGATGTGTACACACGGAAGCCATGAAAGTTGTTCAAGACCAAGCCATTGCGAAGACCACCTGATTCACCATAATCTGAGTTCATGAGGCGGCTGTCCTCGTCACGCAAGATTTCCATGAATACCGGGTCAACTACCAGCCAGCGCCCTTGAGTATCAACTTGTTGTTGATCCAACAAACGTGCCATACGAGCTACAACCATTGCTGGTGAAGCTGTTGCAGTTGGGAGTGCAGTAGCGCCTGGCAAACGTGCAGCTAGTGGGATCGAATGATCGCCAGCAGAAGCCGTTGAAATGTTACCAAAGTCACTCTTTTTCAGTTTCATGCTTGATAGCAATTCATCTGAACCTGCAGTAGTTACAGCTTTAGAACCATTAACTTGGTCATTTACTGTATCGGCTTGTGCGTGTAATGCTGACTGTTTGAAGCCTGACAAGTAGCCAAGTACTTCTTGGTCATACTGATCAGCTAAACGATAAGCTGCACGATCTGTTGCAAGCTGCATGAAATTGACGTGGGAGTGGGCTTCTTCGATATCGTCCATTTTAAAAGCAAAATAGTTAGCTTTATCAACGACTAACGAGAAATCCTCATCGTCAAGATCTTGTGCTGAAACCTGTGTGCCACGAGCATAGCTGCTCACAGAAATCTCAGGTTCTTTAATAATTTTGACTGTATCACCTTGTGCAGCGATCTCACCAAAATAATCAGAGTTCGTAATATCTCCACATACGGTAGATTTACGGAAAGCAAGTTGTACCTGCTTTGAGTAGATTACTGGGCTAAAATTGCCGTTTGGCAAATTCCCGTAACCACCTGCTGTTGTAAAAGCCATGTTAATATCCTCCATAGATGTTTGGCTTATGATTAAGTAAGCATAAACACTGTGTAAGAGGCTGTTCTTTCTAGGGTGCGATTTGTTCCTCAGTTGGCCTACGTTGGAACTATCGGGCCTGTACTTGATCAGGTAAGTCTTATCTTAGTAGTTTTGGCTCAGTTGTAGTAGGAATACAAAGGTAGCTAATTTAATAGGGCTTTATATTCCTTTAGTTAACATACATAGTTATATCACATATCTATGCATTGTCAATAGCTTTTTAACGTGCACCCCCAGAAATATCATAAATAAATTTACCACTACGGATAGCTTCCATGATAGCATCTGAGTTTGCTTCGTATTCATGCGTAGACATCTTCTGCACTTGTGACTCACGAATATGTCCTGCTGGGTTATCGTTATCTGGTTTAGTTGTACGCTTAGTTACAACTGCAGAGGCTGCATCTTTAGTCTTACGCCGCTTACCTTTAACGTCCATTCCGTTATCAACCTTATATAGATCAATAACTCGTATAACTGATTTAGGGTCATCTTGGTTCTCATATAGAGCGTCCTGTACCCACTTAGGTTGTTCACCAGCCCAGTCATGAAATGCATCACTACCACGTAGATCATCAAAGTCTGTGTGCATAGTGCGGATCTCATTCTCAGCTTTAGTGCGCTGGGCATCAGCATTCATCTTATCAATCTGCTGTAGGCGCTCATCAGCGTGGCTGAACTTCTCTTGAGCTTTCTTCTCAGCGATTGTTTCTACTATGCCAGCAATCTCAGGATACTTCTTAGCCCACGCATCAATACTCTCGTCACTCGTAGGTGGACGCACAGTACCGTTCTCTTGCGCTTTACCTAGCTGCTCTTTGATAGTCTTTAATTCTTCAGCTTGCTTGTTAAGGTGATTACGTAAGTCGCTGTAGCGTTTCTTATAAGTACGCTCCTCACCACTTAAATTTTCTTCTTGTGCTTCAGCTTCAGAGTTGGCTTCTTTTTGTTGGGAACTACCCTCTGTTTGTACTTGGGTTGACGCAGATCCCTCGCCATTGGATTCCTGTTGCCCATCTGGTCCTGCTTCCATCAAAGCTTTTAGTTCAGCTTCATCTTGTTCTATTCGTTTCTTGTTAGCCCGTGATCCACCTTTAGGCTGTACAAATCCTGCATTCTTAGGTGTCTCCACCGCTGTTAGTTCTGGCATAGTTTTAGTCCTTTTATGTTGGGGCCAGCATTACTGCCGGGTAGCCTTATTATATTTTAGTAATCTTTCTAAACTTACCTACTGTGAAAACTAAAGGTTCTAGTATAGATCTATATATACGACCTAAAGTATCCCTTTTCTTGTTTTGCATTTGTGCTCTAAGATCTGCAGTACGGTGACGGGCTATATGTTCTAGTGATTTACGTACAAACTTATTATTTTTATTGTACGCTAAATCAACTAAAGGTAAGAACAACGTATGATAACCTACTTCATGCTCTTTTGTCAAGTGGTCTTTAGAGTATGATAGCCAAATAGCTTGGCGATAAGAACCAAACCCATAAGAGTTATTCATGGCTGTACAAACAATCTTATCGTCACCAGAAGAGTCGCTACCACTATCATCATTATCATCATTAGCGGCCATTCTTTGTGTAGCTTGTTCTTGTGCAGTAGGCATTCTATATACACCCGGAGATGTTTCTACCATAGAGTAGCCTTTAGGGTCTTTCATATAGCCTGGATCAGTAGGTCTAGATTTAGGTCTAGGTGATGTTGTAGGCGCAGCACTTCCTGTTCTAGTTGCTGTACCTGTTTTCTCTAGTTCTTCTTTAAACCTTTTATCTTCTGCTTCTTTAGCTTTTCTAGCCGCTTCTTCTTTAGCTTTCTTGTCTGCTGCTGCTTTAGCCGCTGCTGCTGCTGCTTTTGCTGCTTTTGCTTTCCTATCTGCTTCTGCTTTTTTAGCTTTAGCCTCTTCTTCTAACCTTATAGCTTCTGCTATTCTTTTAGCTTCTGCTGCCTCTCTTGCTTTCCTTGCTAATTCTTCTGCTTCAAGTCTAGCTTTTTCGGCTTCTATAGCTGCAACTCTGGCATTCTCATCCTCAACAGTTTTTGTAATAGCCGCAGTTTTTTCTAAGATACCACTAGAAGTATCATCGTAATATACCTTACCATCTCTTAAAAATTCACCTAATCTTCTACTGGGTGGTGCATAAGCATCGTCCATATACGAGCCATCTGTAGATCCATACTGTGCCAACATTCTTGCATCTAATGCCTCTTGCGTTGCCATTCCAGATTCTTCTAAGTCACCTTTAGTACCCAATATACGATCCAGTATAGTGTCTTCATCTTTAAACCCTGAAAAAGGATTTGCAACACTTACAGCATAGCCTGACTTATTTAAAGCTGAGCCTGTAAGATATCTAGTTATATCAGCATTAGCTCTATCTTCAGCAGAAGCATCTTCAGATTGGTATATACTCACAGCCTTTTCGTGAGCTTCTTCTGCTTGTTTTACTTTTGATTTCTTAGCTAATGTAGTTAATCCTAGTGCGCCAACAGGTCCACCAATCAAACCACCTACAGCAGACAATATACCATTTTCTATTAACCCTAGACTTAAAGGGTCTTTACCTTTATTGATACTATCTCGCATATCTAAATTGTATGCGTTGTAATCTTTAGTAGTCCAGTCATCTACAGGTGTATTGCGCCACGTCTGCTCTTCTTCTGGAACACCCGCTATTACAGCTTTATCATCATCACCATCGTCATCTCTAGTTTGTTCTTCTGCAACCTGTTCCTGTTCTTCTACAGCAGTAGCACCCTTCTCACGAAAGCCCTCAGGTATACGACTAAGAGGCTTACCGTTAAAGAAGTATATACGTATCTCTTGTTCTGTTTCGGGGTTAATAAAAATCTTAAACTCAAAGCCACCAAAGGTAGCACCCGTACCACCGTACTGACCATAGCCGCCACCAACAGGAGGTGGTACGTCTACGTCTTCGCCCGGAATAGCTCCACCCTCATCATAGCCATCTTTAACTGCTTCTGTATCAGATTCACTCTTAGGTGGCATAGGCTCTTCACCTGCCTTAATACGATCCCAGCCTTGCTCTGCTGCACCTAGTAGCTCATTAAAGAAGTCTTCCCCAAAGTAACGCAGTGTGTATGCAGGGATAACAAACTCATTAGGACTTACGTTAACTGTAATGTCATCACGTACCTCAGAAGGTAAAGCACCTACAGGAGCAGTGTTACCACTTACAGGGTCTACTTGCTCTTTAAGCAGCATGTCGTTCATTTCTTTATCTGTTTGGTCCATTCACTTCATCCCTTAAATAAGCTAACTTACGCAATGCTGCAATCTCACCTTGAATACGATAAACGCCTTCAATAGTACTCTCTTGTTCTAACCTGCGCTGGGCAGAGCTTATCTTGACATCTAGTACCTCTACGAAAGAATCCCATAGAGGCTTATCGTTCACAAACTTCTTAATGCTCATGTACCAGTGAACCCTTGCTCACCCGGCACTGGCGCTGTACCTGTACCAATGTTACCACCACCTGCACCTGTAGTATCGCTGACAGCTACTCCAGCTTGCTCAGGAGCGGCTCCCGGTGCGCTGGGCTGGGGTGGCCCCTGAACTGCACCTTCTGGCCCTACAGGAGCCTCTGGAGGCTGTGTGAACTTCTTGAGGATCTCAGCCTGAATAGCTGCATCACTCAGCGAGTTCGTTACCTTGTCAGGATCAAGGTCCATAGACTTGGCAATCTCACGAATGATGTAGTCACTCTTGACGAAGGGCATGAGGGCAGGATTAGATGCTACACCCATGAACTGCATCAAGCGCTGCGAGCGTACCTCGTTAGCCATCAAGCTCTCTGTGCCTGACGCCTTAACGTCTAAGTCACCCTTGATGTCTGTGTCAAAGTCGAACTGCATGTTGAACGCAAAGAATGCACGACCCATAGGGCCAATCAGATAATCATCAACATTCTTAACAACATTTCGTATGCTACCATTAGCTGCAGACATAAGCATAGAGATGCCAGAAGCAGTTCTCCCCACTCCGCTGACACCTGTTTGACCATGTGCGAAACTTGGGAAGCCTGTGCTTTCATCTGCTAAAACCCTAGCCTTATCAAAGAGTTGCATGTTTTCTTGGGCTACATTAGGGAACTTAGTTCCAAAAATGCCTTGACCTGGAGCACCCCCCTGTCTACGGAACACCTTGCCAGGATACACACTTAAGTCCTGCCCCGGCACTAAATTGGTTTCATCGACCTCAATGATTAAGTTTCCACTCAACGCAGAGTTGTCTATCGCCATCCTCATAAAGCCATTCATAAGCGTCTGGGTGTCATCCATATTCTCAGCAATACCTACACCAAAGAAGCTGTATGGATTCAACTCATACGGTACTGCATAGTAAGGAATGCGTGTAGGCTTGAATGGGTTAAGTACAAGGCGTAGTACTTTGTCGTTACAAATCCAAGCGTTGACATTTAATTGCTCAGAGTCTTTAAGTTCACGAGGTATAGTTACACCGTTCTCTTCTAGGATCTCTGTATCTACGTAACCCCAAAACTCTAGTACTTCATAACGTTCAGGTGCGTTAGTCATAGAAGACTCATCTTCCATGTCCTGTTCCCAGTACTTCTTCTCGTATGACTCGCCTAAACGAATAGCGTCATCAATAGATTCATTACGGAAGAACGGACGTGACTTCAAGCTACGCATCTGTGAGCGTGTCATACGGTGACGCTCTACTACATACTCAGCCTCATCCATGTTGTACGCATCAGGGTCAGGATAAAAGTTCCATATAGATACATGACTAGTAGAGGGTACAGTCTTAATCAGTGGATCGTAGTCACCCTCTTCATTCCAGTTAGGATACTCTTTATCTACAGCAAACGGGCCTTTCATAATACCCGTACCAAACAGAGCCATCTCAAATGCTGTGTGGCGTAGCTGCTTGTTAGCTCCACTCTCTTCTAGCTGATCATGGATCTTCTTTTCCATCTTCTTAGCTGCAACCATAGCGGGATGAAAAGTTACAGTATCTTGTGTGGTTCCTGCACCCTCAATAACTTTATCGCCCAGCGCAGCTAGTCTATCCTCTAGTGGACCTAAGCGCTTCATACGGTCAAACATAGTCTCACCGGGCTTAAGCTTTTCATCAGGGTCAAACAAAAAAGAAACCTTAGGCTTTTCACCGAAGGCTTCCGACAACGCCTGTTGTCCTTGTTCTGCATTAGGGTTAATACTAATATGTACCGACTCAGCTACACCATCAGGTAGCATCGTAGGGTTAACTGTAAGAGGAAAGCGTGAGCTACCAAAGAGTACGTCTACGATCTGACCATATGCAGCTAACGTTTTTGTTTTAGTTACTTTAA